TAACTTTCATTATTTATATATATGTGAAATATTTGGATTTTAACAAAAGTAAGCAAAAAAAAAGTGAGCTTTCCGAAGAACACTCACTCAATAATAACTAATAATTTTGCGACTCTTAGTTATAACAAAGATATTAAAATTATTTTAAATCTTCAATATCTATTTTATTAATTGAATTTAATCTATAATAATCTCCTATTACTAAACTATCTTTTGTTATTATAATCTCAGCATCTTTTGTTTTTGAATTATGTAAATGATACATATTTACTCTTACTTCAGATACTACCTGATATTTAGAGCATCCAGATAATAGGATCAATAATATAAGATTAATTATCTTCAATCTCTTTTCTAATATCATTTAATCCTGATTCTATTAATTCCAATGTTAACTCCTCCTGCTTTCTTCTTTCCTTTAAAGCTACTGTCATTAAGCTTGGAATATCATTAAAAAGATTCTCTCCATTGAATACGATAATATCATCATTACAAGTTTGGATCATTACTTCTCCGTTTTCACTCCAGATTGTTACAATCTCATGAACATAAATAGTTTTGATTTCTTTTTCTTCTTTTGTTTTCATTATTATTTGTTTGTTGGTTTAAATCAAAGATATAAAAAATAAATTAAAATGACTTTAAATCTAACAAAGGTACTTCATAATATTTAGCTCCTTTATTTTTTTTTATAGGATATTTTAAAATGTCTATTCTTTTAATCCAACCTATAATTTGTATTTCGTTAGGTTCTATAATCTCATTATATTTAACGCCTACATAAACATCTTTTGGTTTATCTATTACATCATAGATTTTAGGCATTATATATTTAAAATGGTTTTTTGTTGCTGACTTTATTTCTACTTTTTTTGTGTTTATTATCATATCGCAATTATCTACAATTCCAGAAGCATCTAATCCTTTGGCTATTTTATCAACTTTAAAATTTTGTTGAAGCCATTTACTTGTTATCATTTCACATACAATACCTCTCCATGCTTCTACGTTTTTATATCTCCATTGTCCCTGATCTATTTTTTTAAATGCTTCGATTTGTTCTTTTGCAAATTTTTTATCTTTTTCACTAACTTTTATTTTAATCATTCTTTTCTTTTTCTTTTCTTCTCTTTTCTTCTCTTCTCTTCTCTTAATACTTGACTATACTCAAGCAGAACTCAAGTAGTGCTTGACATACCTTGAATTTATTTTTCTAACGTATTGAATACCAGCCCTTTCTATTTTGTTTTAAATGGATTAAAGCAACGTATCTAACGGAATCGATTAAATGATTGAATTTATCGACAGGAATGCTTAATTTTTTGCCGTTTTTATCCACTTGCCACTTATAATTTTTAAACTCTTTTATCAAATTTAATGATGAGTTTTCTATATATATTTTATGCCTCTTTAATATATCGATTCCGTTTTGGATTGAATCCCTGCCTTTAGTTGCAGGTTTAGAATTAATACCCATCCTGTAAAGCTCCTCGATGCTTTTCGGCTCTGCTGAGTCACAAATTACTTCCGATCTTTCAATAATAGGTTTTAACTTCTCTGCTACATCCTGATTCGTTAATCCTTTCTCGTACATAATCTCTTTTAAATATAAACTATCATCATGTTTATAAACTCCAACAACTGCTGTAGGATCAATAGAATAACCAAAGTCTAATCCATACGATATAAGCTTTGCGTTCTCTGGAATCTCGTCAATCATTTTAAAGTTATTAAATACATTATCTTCACTCGATCCCTGCAATCCTAATCCGTATACTCTCCAATAGTTTTTATCTATTCCTTTTAATCTTTTGATTTCATCAATGATGCTCTGCTCCAGAAAAGGGTTATCCATGAATGTAGTTCGATGAAATTCTGCATCTTCTCTCGGTATTACTTTCTCATATATCCAATGATATTCGTCAGCAGGATTGTAATCAATTATTATTCTGCCTGTTGTTCTGAATATTAACTGTTGCCAATCTTCATAAGATAATTCGTTAGCTTCGTTAATGAATAATAAATCTCTCTTTCGACCTCTGACTTTCTGTGCTTGATCTAAGCTGATGAACTCTACTAAATTACCATATAGCCAATACTCAGAATTAGACCTATTATGGCTTTCCGGATCATACACCTTGTGCTTTCTCAGGATATCAATGAAATCCCTCATTACTGTACTCCTGATTGCAGGAAATGTCTTTCTACATATCGTTACAACCTTTCCAGATTGCTCAGTACAATAAACGCAAATGATCCATAAAAGAATGTTATAAGTCTTTCCAGATCTTGCTCCTCCCTGTTCTACGATAATTTTTTTATCTGACTTTAGAAGATGCTTAAATACTTTATTCGTTTTGAGTGTCGCCTGTGTCAATGATCTCAATTTTAAAGGATGTAGGACTTCCATCAGCTCCTGTTATCTCTTGTCTTTCAACATAACCTCTCCTCTTTCCTTTGGTCTTTAAATAGAATATTGTAGCAGTAGAATTACCATCTTTAATCTGTTTATGTAATTGGCTCTCTGCGAAGTCTAATGCTATATCTCCAATGCTATCAACTTCCTTTCTAAATACCTCATCCTTATTATACCAATCATAGAATGTTGATCTATTTACTCCCGTTTGTTTACAGGCAGTAGTAACAACTCCTAATGATTTTTCCAGAGATTCAACTAACTTCTTTTTTAATATGTCCGATTTCGTTGGTTTAGGCATCTTGCATTTCTTTTACTTTATAAGGCTTACCATTTACTTTTACTTCTAAATCTTCATCAAGTTTCAACATTCTATCAATTATTACTTGACAGTATTTATTATCAAGTTCCATACCATAGCATTTTCTATTTAGTTGGTGTGATGCTACCATTGTTGAACCTGAGCCAAGAAATAAATCTAATATTAAATCGTTTATACTTATAATGTTATTAATAGCCATAGCTGAAAGACTTACGGGCTTTTGTGTTGGGTGCAAATATTTATTAGCATTATCTTTACCTATACTCCAAACACTACCCAACCTTTTACCAATTATTTCTGCTCCTCTATTATACACCAAAGCTATTTCAAAATCAGTTGAAAATGTTTTTTTTAAATCGCCAATACCTCCCCCACCTTTATCCCATATTATTAAATTAGATAATTCGCCAATAGGCTCACAAAACTCCATCCACTCTTTTAAAACTTTCCAAGAAGTCCAAACAAAAACAAATCCATTTGAAAACAAAGGCAAGTTATTAATCCATTCAGTTATAAATATATTGTCATTTTTAATTACATCAAATTTATCTGTTTTAGTTCTCATATTAGACTGATAGCTCACGCCATAAGGAGGGTCAGTAAATACCATATCAGCTTTCTCCCCATTCATCAACTTTGCCACTTGGTCACTATCCGTACTATCTCCACAAAGTAATCTATGCTCTCCTATTTCTATTAAGTCCCCTAATACAATATCTGTTTTTATTTCGTCAGGTATTTGATAGTTATCTTCTTCTGCTTCTAATTCTGTTTCAACATCAAAGGGTAATTCTAATCCCCAATCTTCTAATTGTTCTGCATCCCATTCGTTAGCGAGTATATCCCAATCCCATGATCCAAAACCTACGTTGTCT